GTACCGGGCTTCGGCACGTTGCAGAAGTGTTTGATATCGTAGGTCTGCTTTGCTTAAGGCCTCTTCGGCCTCTTTGCGTTTGGCAGCTGTTTCTTGAGACTTTCTGGTTAAAGACGCCTCTTGACCATAGAGCCGCTTCAGATCCTTTACGGATACCTGTTTGTTCTCACCATCGACTTGGATTTCGACCAGAGTATCTTCTGACAGAGTTGCTTCTTGAGCCTCTTCATTGTCATCTTGATCCTCTTCTTGGTCATCCTCTTCGTCTTCATCGGAACTATCAGGGTCCTCATCAGTTTCTTCTTCGATCTCTTGGTAGTCTTCGTCTTCGTCAGTTTCAGACAGATCATCCTCATTAGTCTCGTCTTCGAGGGTGCTGTCTGTCGCCTCTAGTTCATCACTTTCTTCAGATAGGTCTTCACCGTCTGTCCAGCGGTCTAGGATGGCATCTGCGGCATCGTCTAAATCTAATGCTCGCATCTGAGGGGCGGTATCTTGGACGTTATTCATGGTCCTATGCTTCCTCTTGGCTGTTGTCGCCTTTAGCAAGGATCTCGTCACGGACGGACACTTGCTGCTTCAAGGTGTTCACTACATCGACCAATGCTCTGTAGTGGGAAAACGTGCGCTCACGCTTGTCACCATCTTCGGGCTTTGAGTTAACAAAGGTCTGGAAGGTGGACTCAACAAGGCTGTTGATTACACGGTCGAATGCATCAGCTGACAATAACGTCTCAGCGTCATCACCAGCCTGCACTAGTTGCTCTTCTTGGGTAGTCATTTGCTCTCCT